ACGGCATCCACGGCCCGGCAGATCAGCTGGCCTCACCATTTAAGGTGCCCCTCTCTCTAATATCGTGTCTATGCAAAGAGTTGAGAACAAATCGTGCGTATCAATCTTTCACAGCAGCAGGAGCAAGACTCTTAGCTCGTGATTTCGCAAGCAGCCCCGCGCTGCCGTCTTCGTCCACTTACGAGTGTGCGTTGAACGGTATGTAGCGGTGTTGCTGCACTGAGTGCGCAGACCGGAGGAGGGAGGGACGTTATTATCCTACCATGTGGGAGGCCTTTACGGGTCCAAACAGAAGGTGGGGTGGTGACGGACGTCTCCTACCCGGCGGAGCTGATGTTGGCAGCTTCGGAAAAAATATGAGTCAACAAACTAGAGGTCAACTTCGCGTACGCGACGTGAGGAACCTCTGCACCGGGGGTCCGAATTGTGCATTGAATTCGGGCCCCCTACCGTCAGCTGATGCGAGGCATCGGCTGGCAACAATCGACTACACCCACAACGAGCTTGCTCGTTGGTTTGCGGTGGTCGACGCGAAATGTTGTGATTGTAAAGAACCTAGTCTCAAAGACTTGCAGTTCACAGAGAAGGACGTAGTGCTGTGGCGAGACAGAAAGAACCCTATGCACAGGGCTAGAACATCGAAGTTCATGAAGAATTCGTTCGGACCGAAGTGGGGAAAGATACTTTCTCATTTTTCCGGATTTTTACCAGATGGGGTCTTCAATAGGATTAGAGCGATACTGCTTCGATTCACAGCTTGCTGTGAGACATGCTGGATTAAAAATCTGAAGGCGCTTTCGGCACGAGCTATAAGTTGAACATCTTGCAAGGACACGGCGTGTGGAGTTATATGGCCGACCTGAAGGTGTTGGGCGGATACGACTGTGCCCCTAACAGGGTGGACGTTTTCGAGGAAATGAAGGATAAGATTCTGGATCAAGACGGACGCACACTTCTTTGGACTAGGCGTATGGAGAAGAAACTCGACGCCGCAGTAGCAGACATCAACTTCCGTGCTCATAGTGATCAGATATCGTTTGGGCAATTCATGGAGTTCAGGGATGCTTGGGGTTTGTCGGGTGCCAGTACAGAAGGCACCCCTATCAAGATCGCCATGTGCAAGACCGATGTGAACATGAAGAAAGCAGGGCCTGTGGACGGGAAAGACTGGAAAAGGACGTCGTTAAGAGGCAAGTTTGCGAACAGCTTGGGCTCTTCTGAAGAGGAGCTGGTTCTCAGCGCTCTCACAGAGCATCCTATGCTACTCTACCCCTTTAGGAAGGAAGATGAGCCCGCGCGGACGCGCGGTGTGATATCAGCTGATTCCAGGTCTTATAGGAGATGTGCTTATGTCGACAAGATACTGGTCGCCGACTACAACGGAAAGAAGCTATGGACCACGTTGGGTCTATCTCCGTTGCGGAAAGCAGAGTCCAGAAGTGCTCTATATGCTCTCAATGCTCGGAAAGAAGTTTACGCAGTCTCGCTGGATCAAAGCGAGTTTGATATGTC